AAATTGAAGTAATCAATTATTGTTTGATTTTCCTCTTTTGAAATATTTGTATGTAATGTTAAAGTGTTGCCTCTAATATATCCATCTTTATTTTTTAATACACTTAAAGATCCGTCATCCATATACCAAATTGCAATATGCAATGGTGTTAGTTTTAATAACTGTTTTAATGGATATGTTTTTTTAGGTGTATATAAGATTTTTCTATAAAGTTTGGAAAAATTATAAACTTTTGTAGAGGCATAAAACGCAATATAATTTTTATTGTTTATTTTGTGTTTTATTTCACTTACATTTATACCATGCTTTTTAAGCAATTTTACTTTTCATTCTAAATATTCTAATTGTTTATCAGAATGTAGTAAATTAAGTTGGCCATATTTATCTAAATGACCATCCCCTAAAACCATTGAAAGAAATAAATGGCGGGAATTCTTTGTAATCTTTGACATAATATCGAATACCTAAAGTATCGTGTTGGAATTAATCTTAGTCGTTGAACCTTCTTCGCAGACGGCGAAGCTTGGCTGCTGATTGTCTCAATGAGATGTCCCAGCAATTAAGAGAATTTTTTAACGTCACTACCAAGCGGTCAGCAGTAGTAAATAGTGACGGAATTGTGCACCATAAGAAAGGTGACGTCCAGCAAGACCTGCATTGTAGCGGTCAATGAAGTGTGTATCAAGAGTAAAGAATGAGCTAGCAGCAGCAGCCAACATGTCATGGAACATCATAGAACCAAGCGTACCAGTTACAGCTACAACTTTACGATCAGCTTCATCAGTACGAGAGAAGAAAATATCCATCAGATAATCCTTCAATTTGTTTTCTGTTAAAGCACCGTTGTAGTACTCGATATGAGAATCTTTTAATTGCTCGCGGATACCAGGACCAGTTTTAATCCAGTAACCATCGGGGCCAGCTTGAGTCTGCTTAGTACCATACCAAGCTTGAGCTTCCATTGACTGATAGAGTTCATCCCACATTTTGTTTTCAGCCATAGGCATAAACTTAGAAGATTTCTGAGTTTTACCGTTAGCATCTGTGTACATGAATTCCCACGCCAAACGACCTTGATCGCGGAGTGCTTTGTCAGTGATAGTCAGAGATTGTGCGAAAGCACCTACTTGACCTTCAAGCATCAATGAGTTAGGATACTGTTGAGTACCAAACCATTGGTTGTATTCAGAAGGTACGCTAGTCCAACCTTTCGTAAATTCACGACCAATCTGAAGATATTCAGTTGGGAAGAATTTAGTAGGATTGTCACCTTGCAGTTTCAATACATAGATCGAGCCAATACCATCAGGAATTGGGCCATCTACAACTTGAACTGGATAATCAGGATCTTCACCCAAAAGTACATCGGGGAAGTGGAAATAGTCGAGATCCAATTTTACACGGAAAGTAGTTCCGTTAAGACCTGGGGCTGTGTTAGAATCATCAAGTACTTCAAGTACGCGAGCAGCTTTGAATTCTGCACCTTGGAGTCTCCAACGATATACCTCAGTATCAATTTCTGTTACTCCACCTTCTTTAGCACCTGTCATTCCGACAAGCAATTTACCCGTCATAAAACGGCTTTCAGCAGAGTAAATTCTCATAAGAGAATTTTCAAACATGTGAGGTTTGCCAGTATCATAAGAATTACCCAAATATTGAGAATCTAAGAAATTACCACCAAAACCATCGTAATGTTTTATAATATATGAACTTCCAGCAGGCATAGTTTAATATTATTGTGTTGTTAAATTATTGTAGTATAAATTAAAATGATTTAGCCCAAGTTTCCCAGTCAAAGGAATCCTTAGTCTTTGGAGAAGATGTCTTAACAGTTCCAGTTTTTGGATCTATAACTTCTTCTATATTTTTTTTGATTTTTTTCAACTTATCAGTACCTTTTCTTTGTACTAATTTATCAAATGAAAACCCATTAGTTTCATCGTAATCCATGAGGATATCCGCTAATTGGACAAGATGCTTAGGATTTTTTATAACTGCTCTAAGACTTCTTGAGAAATTACTTGTGACAGTGTTATCTTTAGAAGATATTTGCCTATTATTGAGGAAAGCTTTTAACTTTGATTTACTTTCTTTAGGAATAGTTTGATCTTCGTCAATTAATGTCTCAAAAGTTTTTCGTTCTTCTGCAGCTATTTTAGCACGATTAGCTTCTAATTCGCTAAGATTTTTTTGTACTTCAGCTTTTTTCTCTTCTTGCAATTGAATTAATTCTGCCAAAGTGTCAGATGCTTCAGTTGCAAGCATTTCATTATTTTCTAATGTTTCAATATACCTTCTAATCTTTTCATCATTATACTTAGTTGTTAAACTAAGATATTCAGCGATAATTGATTTTTGAGTTGAAACATCGGTTAAATCGATATTTTCTCAGTCATAGCTAATCTCTTTATTATCTTCAAAGAAATCAGCAACTGATCTTTTAGTTGTTAAACCGTACTTAACTAAAAGCTTATAATCTTCAGGAAGTGATTCTAGAAGAGATTCTTTGGCTTTTTCAGTTAGTTTCTCATATGTTGTTACAAACGCATCTTTTAAACTTTCAACAGTACCGTCGAATTTAAAATCTTCATCAAGAAGTAATACGTCATTTTTAACTGTTTCAAAGATGTCATGAATATTTGAATCAGGAGTTAACGAAGAGATGTCAATATTGTCACTTTTAGGTGGGTCATTTGTATCGTCATCGTCATCATCTATTACTGGTTCATCGTCATCATCGTCTATATCAGACTTATCTGAGTTAGTATTAGGAGGCGTTGGATCATTAGGAACAGTAGTCGGTTCATCCATAAAGGAAATAAGATCTTCTAATGGAATTTCCATACAAAATTAATTTTAAACAAAAGTTAATGCAAATAAAATTCAATATTTTTAAAAAAAAGTACACGCTTAAAGGGCGTTTTTAACTATTTTTTAGTTGGTTTTGGTTTTTGAGCAGCAATTTTTTCTTTCGATTTAATTTCTGCCATTTTTTGAGAATGCTTTAAAAGCATTTCCCGTTCTTTTAAATCTAGTAATTTTTGATTTTGAGTGAGCTCTTCAGGATTATCAATATTTCTTGGATTCATATTAACTCCGTCCGTAGTTTCTTGTGCTTCTTGATTAATTCGATCTAAGCCAGCTTTAATCATAGCGATCTCAATTTCATGCTCACGTTGTAAGGCAGCTTGTTCCTCTGCAGATTTTATTTTCATCTGCTCAAGTTCTGCCTCTCTTTCTTGTTGTGCTTGAATCTGACGATTTTTCAGACTTTCTGAAGCTTCTACATAAGACTCTAATTGAGCTATTGACTCAGCTTTAAACATCTTAATTACATCACTAAGTGAAGCTTTATCATGTGTAAGAGCAAATTCAGCAATAGAACGAAGACGGTTAAATATTTCAGCATCTTTTCTAGAGTTAGTAATAAATATACCTAAATCTACATCTGCTAAATCTTCTGGGGTAGTCTCTAATATATGAACAGTTCCATCATCTAAAATGTACTGCTTTCTAACTCCTTTATCTTTGTAGCACCATTGTGCAGTTTGAATCAAAGAGTTTAAGACTTTTTCCCACAATTTACTATGTACTTGAAAATACACTTCGGTAATTGTAGTAGACTGCACAATAGCAGTTTGATTATTTGTTACAGCTTCGTAAGTAGAACTTTGACCCTCTCTCTGTTTTGTAATACCAGCAACTTCACCTATTTGTTCATCAAGAGCCGCAAGTAAATTAACATAGTTAATAATATGTTGAGCGTTGGAACGATCTGTAGCTGTAGTAATTTTTCCGCGCTGATACGCGCCAGGCTGTTCAGCATTCATTAAAGGGTTAAAGAAGTCTATATCAAGCTGGTCAAGATAATACAATGTTTTTTCTAATCCTATCTTAGGATCCACCATAGTACTATCAAAGTGGAATATCTTACCTTTATCTTTTGCAATCATACTCTTTAATTTGTGCATAACTAAAAAGTACAAATATTGAAAAGGTTTCATTCTGTCCATCAATGATATATTAGGTGCATTCATAGCAGAGTGATTAACTCCGTGATATCCTAATCTAGCTTTATACGGGTTATCTTTTGTTCTTATTTGATAAGGTTTCCTTCCTATGGCACAATAAATATCTTCTCCTATTCTAACACCAGACCAAACATCTTCAATCCATGCTTCTTCAGCAGTCATGTTATCAAAGTAATAGATTTTCTTTTTTATGCCGTGGTCATTGATTTCATTCGTCACTTCTGCATAAGTAGGAATAGGAAAATCTTCAGAGACTAAGTCCATTTGTGGTTCTCCGTACTCATTAAGAAAAGAAAGAAAATATATTTTTCTAAGAGTTTTCCATTCTAAGTGATATACATCGATATCCCCAAGTAATGAATCAGAACTTCCATAAGAACCTTCAGTAGACTTAGCTAATGTACGTTCTTGTATTGAGAATATATCATCATTAGGATATTTCATTGTCTTGCTTACTTCAACTTTATCAGTTGTAAATAAACTTCCGTAATCTTCTACTTTCTTTAAATCTTTAGGTGAAAGAAATTGACCATAGTTACTTATAACATCAGGAATTGACATTGTAGTTTTTACTCCGCCATATAAACCATCTTGGAACCATTTAACTTCTTCAGATTTATGACCAAAATAATTCAAAGAGTTTATCAAATCAACTACAGGTTCGCCATTTCTTACTCCAGTCCAAACAATCTGTTTTCCTGAAATAAGCCCATGTTTAAATGAATCATTTTTCTTATCGATAATGTCTTGCTCAAGAGTTAAATATTTTAATAACTTAGCTCCGGCTTTTTCTTTCTTATGCAAAGTACCTTGACGTAACGCCATTTCTACTTCCATAGGAGATTGCATTGACTCAAGTTTTTTTGCAACTTTTGCCTGTACTTCTTGTTGAATTTGCTGTTCCATTTGAGCAACTTCTTGTTCACTCATTGTTTGCTTTTGCTCATCAGGAATTTGTTGCATTGTCTGTTTTATAGCATTTGCTGTCTCAGTTTCAATTGCTTCTACTACACCAAATAAATAGTCATAAATCATGCTATCTTTCATAGCAAGTTTTTCTCTGACTCCTTCTTCATTAACAATAAGAGTAAAGTAGTCAAATGGTCGTTTTAGTTCTTCTCCAAGTAAAACTTGAATTTTATTATAAGTTTTATTGTACGGTAAGATTTCATCCTTAAACTGACCAACCTCTATACCCAGTAAATTACAGTCTCTTTCAAAATCTCGTTGATCTAATACATTATTATATAAACGATAATTAGAAAGCATTTTATAATACTCTAAGCTTTTTGATTCTGTAGAAGCATCAATTAAGAAATCCATTGTTTTTTTAGCTCACTCAAAATCGTTTTTACGTTTGTCTCTTTCGCTGAGCCTTTTTGAATATATTAATTCAGATTTCATTATTTAAAAAATTTATTAAAGTCTATATTAGAATCAGAAAGAACTTGTCTAGTTTCCATTACAGACGCTGACCCCATAAATAGTCTCTTATTATTTACTATAAAATCAAGTTCACTGCTTGATAAATTATTATGTAAAGAAATATCTTTTATCTTTTTTTCATATTGGTTGTAAGTTTCATTCAGTCCAACTACGTATCCGATCAATGCCATGACACGGTCATAGTTACCCTCTAAGTCAAATGAAATAATTTCATCTAAGGTAGCTACATCCCATATTCTATCAATATTCCGCATAACATTTGCGCCGTCTTGTCCTCTAGACTCAAGTAATCAGGTACGAAGATATTGTAAACCATCTAGTTTAAAATATCTATTTGACATAGGATAACCGTATTCGTTAGTGGGAGTACCTGTAGAATAAGAAGCTTTTTTTGTAAATATTGTTGTAGGACGTTTTGCTAATAAATCAAGTCTCTTATGTTTTTCGAAGTATTCTTTTACGTTACCAACAGAGTTTTCAAAATAAATTTTAGCATTGCCGTACAGCATTGAAAGCTTCATTAAGTTTTCATTTACTGTTTCTCTTCCTGAATATGGTCGTGCAACATATATAGCTACAATCTCATCATGTCCAAATTCATCTCAATACTTCTTAGTTTTGCCAACAATGGTTACAGATAAAGATTGTCCAGTTTCAGAATCAGACGCAACAGGGTCGTGACCTATTATATACAATCCATCTGGTACTGTACCATCTTTTTTAGTCAATGGGAATTCGTAAATTACAACAGCTCCTTCTTTGTTAGTTTCTTTCCACGGAAATTTATCAATTGGAGTTAGTTGATTAGCTGTATCTATTTCATAATCTACTCCGTAAGTACTTTTGGAATTAAATGAAAGGTGTACTTTCTTTGACAATAAAGAATAGTCTTCACCCAGATTTTCAAGCAGAACTGACTTTCTATTTTTAGCTTCTACAACTGGAAGTATATTACCTGTTCTAGATAAAAAAGCTTCACTGGGTTTTATCGGACGATATTGAAGTTCGTTAGCGTAAACTGATTTACTGCTTTGATCTTCCTGCAACTTGCCGCGATAATCTAATAGGTACTTAAGTGCTGCCTCCTCATTAGATTTACCATTCTTATCTTTGAATTGATTAAGACCTCGGTAAGCTGGAATAAAATAAGCAATCTTTCCACGGCTTTCCCACTCATCTTCAAAAATCAAAAGATCGAATTTATCAGGATGATAAAACATTTCGTGGGCATCTCGTGTACCGCCGCCTTCAAAGTCACCCCCAGTACCTATAAATATACTGGTACCAAACTTAGAAGTACTGTCTCTTTGTGTTTCTACGTTAGCATTTACGGTTCTAATTAAGTTACTGAACATACCAATCTCTTCATATACAGAAATGGTAGAACGAGAACCTTGTGCTGCAAATTCGTTGTCTTTATATGTACGATGTTTTATCATCGATTTAGAGCCTAAAATCTTGTCTTGCTGGTCCTCACGAACCAACATAATGTTTACTTAGTGGAGAAGGAATTGTTTTATCAGCAGTGGTAAATTCACCGGGTAATTTTTCAACACAAGCTCGAGTTTTATCAAGAATATCTGTAGAGTACTTAGCATCTGAAGCACCAACAATAACTTCGACAGCAGGAGGGTTAGCAATCCCTTCAGGAGTATAATGTGTCATACCATCAAATAACCATTCGTGCGCTACCACACCCGCTCCAACAGAATAAGATTTACCATACCCACGAGAACCAATCATAAGAATATTCTTAGCTTGATTAAAATGCAAAGGACGCCCCATCGACTGTGGGAACGTCCTTCTCAAATAATCTCTTGGATGAATATATTCTTTTCTTGTATTATCGTTTTTAAATAAATTGTAATATTTTACATAATTTATTTCTCCTTTTTCATTCTTACATAATTCTACTAAATCTTCATTAGTCAGAACAGGATCTAATAATAACTCGTTACATGAGTTATCTGGATCATTTTCAAATCCAGAAAATCCTCTAGCTTCTTCTACTAACCTAAACCATTCTCATTCAAGATCTCTTAATAATGGTCTGGAATAAAACTTAAACTTTGAGCCATCTACGTTTCGTTTAATAGTAGCAAAGTTGACATAAAAATAAAGCTTACCTGGCATCCAGTCTCCACCTACTCAATGTCCCTCAATACAACGTCTTTTTTGTTCTTTTCAATACGGTAAATATTCTCTACTATAAGGTGAAAGTACTTCTATTTCTTCTACGAACGCATATGGGGATACAGGTATTACTCCTCATGGAGTAGTAGGCATAATCATATTTTATACAGTTATCAAATCAGTGTCGTAAGGATTCTCTTTAGGAGTTACAGGTGAAATATTTATAGTACATTCTGTTAAGATCATAAGATTAGCAACGCTTACTGCATTCTCTAATGCTGATTTTACTACGAGTAATGGATCAATAATTCCTGCTTCTTTTAAATCTACGTATTGTTCATTTTTTACATCAAACCCTCTGTTTGGATTATTCAAATTCATCTCATCTGAGGGTATAATCAATTCTGTTAAAACATCATTAGGATTTATACCTGCGTTAATAAGTATTGTTCTAAATGGAGCAGTCAATGCTTTATTAAAGATTTCAATGCCTAAAATCTCATCAGCTGATTTATCTGAATAAGGTACATAACCAAGTTCATGATGCGCACGACTGTTGGCAATATTAAGTAATGCCATCCCACCACCAAGAACTATACCAGATTGAAGTGCTGCACGTGTTGCATGCAAAGCATCATCTATACGATCTTTCTTCTCTTTTAATGCAGCTTCAGTAATTGCACCAACTTTGATTACTGCAACACCTTTACTTAGTTTAGCAATGCGTTCTTTATATTTTTCAATATTCCAAGAATCTGTAAAGTTCTGAAGTTGTTCTTTTAGCTGCTCAATACGTGCTTCTATAGCTGCAGGTTCACCAAGACCATCTACAATAGTCGTGGCTTTTGAAGTTATTTTTACCTTCTTTGCTCTTCCAAGATGTGATACTAAAACTTTGTCTAAAGTAATACCTTGGGTTTCAGATATAACTGTGCCACCCGTAAGAATGGCTATATCTTCTAGAATTTGTTTTCTACGTTCTCCGAATGCTGGAGATTTAACAGCCACTAAATTGAGGCCAGCTCGTAACTTATTTATTACTAATAATGATAATGTTTGAGCATCAAATTCTTCCGCAATTAAAACAAGTGGTGTGTTGTTTAATGCTGCAACTTTATCAAGAATTGGTACAATGTATTTTGGATTTTTAATTGCGCCATCGAAGAGAAGGAACATAGCATTATCGTACTCGCATACCATTTTATTAGGGTCTGTTACGAAGTATGGACTTATATATCCATTCTCAAATTGCATACCTTGAACCATTTCAGTAAAGGTGTCCACAGTTTTAGAATCTTCTACTGCTAGTACGCCATCTTTACCAGTAAAGGTAAATGCATTAGCAATAATTTCACCAATCTCTCGATCATTGTTAGCAGAGATAGAGGCAACATTCACAAGTTTCTCCCAATCTTTAATATCAATTTCTTCTTTTAATTCATCAAGCTTTTTATAAGCTAATTCTGCTGCCTGCTCTATACCTTTTGTGATAGAGATAGGTGCAGCACCTTTAGCAATAGCTTCATTCGCAAGATTAACTAATTCTTGTGCAAGTACAGTACTTGTAGTAGTACCATCACCTGCGATAGTTGCAGTTTTTGAAGCTGCTTGTTTAGCTAATTGAGCTCCCATATTTTCAATGGGGTCTTTTAAATATATAGACTTGGCAACAGTAACTCCGTCTTTTGTGACATGAGGCCCTGCTTCAGTTTCTATAAGAACAAATCTACCTTTAGGGCCAAGAGTAGCCTTTACAGCGTTTGCTAAAATATTAATTCCATTTTTTAAACCTTCTCGTGCATCAGCACCGAGTGTTACATCTTTATTAACCATAAATTAATTGCGTGACTTTTTTATTATCTAAATCTGGTTTAAATATTTCAATTAGTCGTTTAACTAATTTAATTATCTTGCTGAAATTAGTCATTACCCACCAAAAGTTAAACTTATTAGGGATTTTAAATCCATATTCATTATTATCTTCGGAGGAGAATGTTTCAGTAAGAATAGCAAGAGCTCTTAATGCTTTTTCATTAGAGTCTTTTATTCCGTGAGTTACTAACTCTACATCAGAGCGGAGTTGAATTTGCTCAGTATTTACTAAGTAATCTATGATTTCTTTTTGATCAGAAGTTACAACTACAACAGGAGTTAAGTCTTTTGCAGGCAAACTTTTAACAGCATCTGTTATAAGAGCGTGCGCAGATTGCATTTCAACTGGTTGCTTTGAATTCTTTTTCTTATTAGCCATAATTAAATATCATTTATATTTTCTTCTTTCCTGTCAACTATTAAGTTTCCTAAATTAGCAGGGTTCTCGTCTTTAAGATATGTTATAGTTTGAAATCTACTACATTGTAGTTTCATTTCTTGAGGAGCAGCTTTTTGACCACCAAACCAAGGATTAATGCGTCGAGCTATACTATTAATTGAAGGAGTGTTTTTATTGATTTTATACAGATTATAATCACTAGAATGATTATTTGACTTTCTGTATCTTTCAAATCCAACACTGATAGATCCGTCTTGTCTATTTATAATAAAGTCGACATAAAATAATTCACCTGCGCTAACTGTAAACAGTGCTTCAGTATAATTTTTTGACCCATCTGTACCGTGCCAATATGGGCAAAGTTCAAAAACGTCGTGTTTACCTAATCTACTCTTCAAGTGTGGTGCATATCTTCAACCTACCATAACAGAATTTTTAGTAGATACTAGAAGATTAAATGCAACTCCGCATAGTTTATTCCAAGAATCATCATTACCTTCATAAACATCAACTTGGCAAGACGGGTCAAATCTAGCTGCAAATGAAGTTGTATAAATATGACCTTTATTGTATGTAAAGGGATGTAGTTCAGAGGGATTGAATTTATGTTTACCTTCTTTTACTACTTTAAATTTCATCATAGTTAATAAGTTTTAGCACGCCAGACAGGACTCGACATTTAATGGACTATATCATTATCCTGATTGTTATAATTATTTGCAATTATTTTACAAAACTCTATAGTCTCTTCATGAGACATTGTGTGTTTAAAGAAATTAGCGGCCATTGATATAAACTGGACATTTCCTTTTATATATCCTTTATCAGAATCTATTCTATCAAGGGATGCTGTATATATTTTGTTATTTCCACCTTTAACTTTATAATCCCACAATTCTAGTGGGACTTTAGTATAAACACATTTTTTGTTTTGTGATTCAAAAAGTTCTTTTAAATATTGCGGAGTTAAATCAATTGTTTTGTCTCTGTATTTTGATACTCTAATATACCATTTATACGGAGATAAACTATCAAGTCTATTACCAGAATATTTTTGAAGCTCTGGATTACCTTTTCGATTTTTGTTTTGGCAATCTTTACTGCAGTAAAAGTAATGTTGATTTCTTTTTAATGACTTTTCAACTGCATAACTCTTTCTATAAAATAACTTTTTGCAACTTTCGCAACGTAATTCGATCATGGATATTGGATGCTTTTTCATTTACTTAAATAAACTAATTCCTGTACTCAGGTAGTCTCTGCACCTTCCTCTTACGAGGCTCGGCTCAGGGTTGGCTTGTCTGCTTTTCCCTGAATTCTTCCAATTATTCGATTATGATTTCTCATAAAAGGGGCTCGAATTAACCCGTATCATTCCTCTTTGGACGAGGACTTCCAGAATTTTGAAGATTCTCTCTGTCTCCTAACAGATAAGCTGGCGTATATTAGTGGAGACTACCTGCTCCACTCAGGGATCTTTATATTAGTATTTTTTCAGCACGATTTGGTATAATACAGAACTATTGGGTCGTTTGTCATTACTTAATATTTAATAGTTGAATTATTTTATTAGTTAATTTTGTAATTTCAGTATTTTCTATTTTGCCACTAAGTTCTCTTACTAAGAGTAGTGAAAGATCAGATGCTAAAGGTTTAGCTAAATACGAAGGTTTTGTATCTGTACTGTTATAACTAATTAATTGATAGTTATTAAGTACCTCTTTGCTACCCATAGTTCTCGATATTTTTATTTTTACGTAATTCTTTATTTTCCTGCAATAACTGCTTTATCATTTTTGCTTGATAATCTGCAATAGCATGAGTTCCTTTAGCAAAACTAATAAGATGTTCTAAATCATTTATCGTAGTGCATCCTAGGACAATTGGATTAGAAAAATTCAATAAATCTAAAGTATCTTGGTACTTCTGAGCGATCTGCTTGTTACGTACTTTCTGCTTAAGCACTTGATTTTTTAAGTGCTGAATTCTAAGTGCTTCTTTTTGATTCTTTTCTTGAAGTTTTCTTAAAGCATTTAATTCATCCTTAAACTTTTGTTTAAATCTCCATTTAAACTCTTCATCAATCCTTGTTACAAGACGAACATATTGATCATACAGGTATTTTGCATACAAGTATAAACCTTCTACACTGTGTAAAGTTAAGTCCCCTACTTTAATTGGCTCTGAAAATTTTCCGTAAAGCATTATAATTAATTTTTAATAAGGTGAAAAAAATGATTGATCTTCAGAAGGATATGACCAGACAAAATTACCCCACACATTGGGATTTTTATTATCAGGAAATAGTTTTAACTTTGCAGGAAATCTTTCCGGAGGGGTAACAGTTACAAACTGAAAAGAATCACTATTACTGGAATTGTTTATTTTCCATTGATTATACTGCTCAGGCGTATCAAATTCAAAGCTAGTTATCAACATCGTTATCTAATTGAGATGAAAATATATTATCAGGGGGTCTAGACTCTAATAGATCAGAGTAGATTGCTTTTGATAATCTTAATGCAGCGTCATCTAAAGCTTGTTCTACTCTTGCGTCTAAACGTTTATTATACCCAGGATTTAATGATTCAAATATAACGGGCCAATCAACTTCTCATTCTCCCATAAGTTCAGGGTATTCTTCACGAAGTTTACCAGAACTTAGTAATAAATTATATGCTAGTTTAGTTTGAATATCTTCGTACATAAATTAAAATATTTGTGGATCCGGTCGGAATCGAACCGACGTCTTATATAAGATTCGCTATTTAAAGCAGATGAAAAAATTAATTAATAAATAGGGACGTATAGGTTACTATGCGTGCACTTCCACCAGCTCCATTTCTTCTGAGTTAATCTCAGATGCGGCAGGAGCAGCCGTCACAGTTTCCTTTGCAGGAAGTTGAGCTTGTCGTATGCTCAGGAACGTCAGCAGCTCTTCTCCTTGAGAATAAACGACTGATAAGTCTGTTGACTTGCGATTTAAAAAATTGTATCATCTTATATAATCTATACCTGGCGGACCCAGACGCCCCCTGGTTTCCCAGGGAGCTTCCCATATATTGGCAACTGTCTAATATCGTTGCTCATGGTGGCGTACCACGGGTGGACTCGAACCACCATCCCGGCCTTTCGGACCCGGTGTTTTACTCTTTAAACTACGCGCACAATTGCCCCCTAGTTTCCTAGGGAGCTGAAATCTGTCTCATCCCATGAAACAGCAGGATCTTTAATTATTTTTAAATAACAATCCAAAGATAAAACATTTTTTCCTAGGTCGCTCTATCTTATAAGCGACTACCTTTTCATCTACAACAAAGGGGTTATTATTCTTTACATTAACATAAGTTACTCTGCCTCTTTTCTTTTCCTTTTTTGTGTAATGAGTTATTTCTAAATCATTTTTTATCGTACCTTCAAGTAAGGTGGTATCTGGCTGAGTAATTACTTTGAATTCATTAAATAGATCAGAATAATAGCTAACGTGTGGAGTAGGAATATATGTACTTAACGTACTATCTATAAACGTATTTAGTTCTTCTATTCTATTTTCTGAATCTTCTATAATTGATATTGCTCTAAGTTTTTCTAATTCTACATTTCTTTTTAAAGAATCTATTTCGTTATTAAGTTTTACAGCAAGTTTATTATCAAATTTATAAATAGTATTATTTTGTATACGGGTATTACCAGAACTTAATTTTTTATCTGTCAGTATTTGAACTTCTTCTTTTAAATTAGTATTTTCTTTTCGTAACTGTTTTTGTAAATCTAAAAGTCTATCTCGCTCTTCTGAGATATCATCACTTGTTTGTTTTAATTCAGTTAATTCTTTTTCTAATATATTTGCTTTACTTTTCAATTGAGTAGCAAAATAGAATGAAGCTAAAAGTAAAACAATTAATGCAATACTAAAAACTCTTGCTAAAATATTTGTAACTTTCATTTGATTATATTTTTCCTTGTTCAGTAAGAGATTCGATCAATCCGCCAAAAGCAGATCCACCATCTTCTTTTTCGGCTTCAGCTATTGCAGCGTGATAAGCATCCCAAAGAGATTTTCTATTGCCCATTAATTTTTCAAGAATAATAAAGTTATCCTCATTATAAGGCAAAGAATTCATATAGGCATCTCGTTCTTCTAATTTCTTTTCCCAGTCAGATAAGAACCTCTTCTTTTTTAAAAGACAAGTATGCTTAAACTTTTGTACTAATGCTTCATTTTCTTCTTCGTCTCATTCCAAATCTTTATAGTAATCAGCTTTTAAAATATCAAGTCTTTCTGATTCATAAAGTTCAGCTAACTCAGAGTTCGGATGATACATCATAGTGATAAATCACATCTTCTTCGAAGACTCTTCTTTTGAAATAGACAGATCTTGATTATAAAGATCAGAGAATATATATTTTAAGTTAGGATTAGCTTCCCAAAAGTTTAAGTCTAAGTTAATAAGTAGATTAGTCATATAACCAAATTAAGTTTTCTCGTTTTGAATGTTTACAATCAACGTGGATAAACCTGTTTGAGATTCCGATTCTATTAAATCCACAATCGAGTGCTGCTTTTATTACAAAATATCTTTGTTCGTTATTTGTACATTTTATGTCTGCAGCTAGACCTTCCTTATGTGCTGATTTTTCTGCACCGCCTACATTTCTATTTCGGTACGAGGTTCTAAATCCAGAATTTATAAAGATGTTGTCTCCTAATTTTTCACGAAGACACGTAATTTTCTCTTTAAATTCTTCTTGCATATTTTGTCCAGAACCTTTTCTATCTTTAGAGTCGAATTCTGACACTACAAAGTAGTCATCAAAAGATCTTTCTTCTAATTGAAAGTTTAAGAACTTAATAGAGTCATTAGCTTCTTTAAGCTGCTGGTCTAATCTGCTGATCTCCTCCTTTTGGAATTGATTGTATTCCTGTTGATCCTTCCATAACACTATTATACTCGCTATTGCTGATACTAAGGATATCCCTAAAGTAATTATCAGAAAGATAGCTGATGCCTTTTGTGCTAAGGAGGGCTTGGAATTTTTTGAAGGTATCGTCCCTTTCTTTAAATTTTGCCCACGATTCCGCATCTTGAAGAAGCAGCGGCCAACGATTTTTTGGATCGTGTTTATTTGGGGCATAAAAAATACCGGGAGAAGAGCACCCGCATACAAGACATTTACCATGCTTTACACATTCTAAACATAAGAAAGCTCTGTACCTGAACTGCTCTTCGAGATAAATTTCTCTAATGTGCAATTTCGAGGCTACCAGATTCGTTGTACCTTGTACAGCGTTGGTAATATTTTCAGGAGTGATGTCACTAATTTTCATAAGGTCCTTCTATAAATTCTACTCCGAATGTAGGTACTTTAATATATCCTTGTGGTACATCAACAGGAGATTCTCTATTTACTAAGAATTGAGAATGATTAGCTGTTGTCCTATGGTCTACCCAAACTATATCACCTACTTTAAAAATATTGTTTTTATCCGTATAAACTTCTTCACCTAATTTAACAATTACTCCTCTTGGTTGCCATTGTTCTTCACTAAGTCTGGCAACTGGTCTGCCACCTTCTGATGTCTCAGCGATGTATCGAGGTTCTATTACGCCAGAAGCGGTAATAGTTTCAGCTTCATAATAGAATAGCTTAATAATTAAATTCTTTCCGGGAAGTTTTCCATTCTGGAGTTGTACTGGAATGTCAAGCATGTTTTTGTTATGCTGCATTCTTTGTTCTTTGATTTCTTCGTTAATTAACATACTTAAAATTTAGTTGCAAAATAATTTCGATATTTAGATCTGGTTATTCTAAGATGTCTGGATAAATCTTTAATTCTCCAGTATTCTCTTAGAAGTGTTTTAGCTCATTCCAAGTTTCTATCTTTTCTAAGCTTTTGAAGATATTCTCAGATGTATCCTCTAACAGAGTTATCATCAATTTCAAAAGAACCTATACCAGGAATAAGAAATCTGGCAGATAGAAAAGGCTTATCAAATCAAGATCTCAGATATTGGAAATAATGATCAATTACTTGTTTAACTTCTTTCTTAGAATATTCCCCATCAAGTATTACTACAATAATATCTATAATAGGATCGATTGAAGTGACACTGTGTCTGGGAGGTGGAGTGTTAGCTGTCTTGGAATAGTGGTATCGTTCTCTGTGGTTACGAGAGAATTTACGCTTCATCAGTGTTAGATTCTTTTATGGGAGAGAAGTCAAAAGATATCGAATATTGCTTTCCTTCTTTAAAAGCCTTCAAGGCTTGTTCAATTCCTTTTTGAATAGGGGTAATCAAGTAAATAACCCCGTCATCATCTCTTCTAAGAAATCCTTTTTCAACCATGGAGTAAATCTTGTTATTGATATTTATTCTGGAAAGATACCAGTCAAATAATTCTTTTACTGTCTTAGCTACTTTAGATTTACCAAGAGTGGAGAATCTAGTGTATTTAAACTTTTCAGGAAGTAAAAGGAATTCAACAAGAAGATTAAGTTCAGTTTCCGTTAGTTGCATCTCTTTTCTCGAAGAGAGAGCAAAGTTAACAATGGTTAAATAATTTCGATAAAAGTCTCTATCAGTTTGATTATTGATAGCTATATGCATAGTATTCAAGTTTAGAATACAAAGATAATAATTAATCGGTAATAATCCTAATTTTTAAGTAACTATTTTTAAATTAATTTAAAGTAAAGTAGAATAATTTCAAATTTATACAGATACGTAATCAGTAAAAGAGTTTAGTGTAGTCATGTTGGTAGTGAGTAGGGGTAGCTCGGGGATGTAAGTCATTCTGGTTGTAGAGAAAGTGAGCAAGATTTTTGAGGGTAACTCATTGTTCCCTAATCAGGTAGTTAGGTAATGTTATACTAGAGGCAAAGTACTTAGTAAGAAGAGTAGTTCAATATTTCTCATAATCAGGATGATGATAAGGAAGGTGATTAGTCTTCTTCTTAAAATACCGGATTTCATCATAATTGATATTCTGAACTCTGTGGATGATTGAGTGATCTTCCCGGGATAACTTAACAGTATTATGAGGTATATCTCATCCTCCCATACTCAAGGGTATCACGTGATGGTATTCAAATCTCTCTATTTCTGATTCATCAATAAGCACATTAGCCATCATTAGTAACCTTTAATATTTTATATTATTTATGGGCATGATTATCCCTTAGAGACCAGACAGTCAATTTAAGTTTTTATCCTTCAATTTAATTAGAATCTTCCTTTTTAGCAGTGCATTCGTTTCCTATTACCTCGCGCTCACTTTCAATCAGTTCCTTGATGGGGAGTCTGACTGTATCCCTTCCTATTCATCTTCAGGGTTAGAGTATCCTATAAACTAATACTCGCTTACGATGATAGGAGTGAGTCGCTCACTAAAAAGCTTATACATTCTAATCTTACTGAGGGCCCTTCTCTATGTCAGTGTGAAAAGATCAACCCCAGTCAGGGTCCAGAGTCTGAAGAGGAGTTGCACCTCTTTGATCTCGGACGAATGATATTGCAAATATACAAACTTTTTAATTATTCCTCCAAATAAAAACAGAAAAAATTTTAAAAAAATACACGGTTAAAGGGCCTTTTTGCATTTATACCTACTAAAAATTATTAAAAAATTATTTTTTTCTAAAAAATTTTTAAAAAATTTCTGAGAATATATAAGTGGTACCAAAATAAAAAAATTTTTTTTGAAATTATAGACTCAGTACCCTCCTAACAAAATACCCCCTGTTCGGGTTTGGATTCCAAAAGGGGGGGCGGGGGTGTCGTTTTGTTTGTTTTTATTTCATCACTGTAATAAATTTCATTCTTATGGCACTTACCATCGATGTTCTCAAGAAGATTTTCACTGAGGCAGTGAACCCACAGTTCACCGGCAATGCCGGCGAACAAGGCGTTCCTTCTTCTTTCCCGAATGACGGTGCATTGGTAACGTTTGACGTTGCCACACTGAAAGAACGGGAGCCCTTTGTGTATGACCCAGCGAACTACGACCGCACAGGTGAAATCAGCACGCTGATTTCCTTTACTTGTGAGGGCACGTGGGGGAGTGGTATGCGGGGCAAATTCCAAATACAGGGCGTGGACGGTCTCGCTTTGTTTGAATACCCTGCTGAAAATACAGCATACGTTATGCCAAAACTGCGCGGGACATACAAGAACGCCGTTCTTTATGTCGACGAAAAGAAAGAAGAGTTTTTTGGCTTTTCTGGCCCTGATGTAAAGGACTTTATTGACAAGAACTTGAATGTAACTGCGAAAAGCGGACAAGTTCAAGGCAGACGGCAAAGAGGTTAATCCACATTTTTAGCACCTTCGCCCCCCTTACCTCTTTATATTTTTGGGCCTTATCATTAATAACCGAGTGATAGTAGGTCTGAAGTAAAGAGTTTATTAGCCCCTCTTGATAGTAGGGCAGGAATCCAATAAATTGAAACCAACCACTTACAGATATGTTAAAGATTTCCTCTACAGCCTGGGAACAAATCAATAGGGCACTTGTTCTCAATTCAGAGGCAGAGCTCGCTCTTAGAACAGCCGAAGGTTTTCTTCGGATGAGAGCTAGAGCCGCCTCAATAGATGAATTTATGGGGTTGACAGCTGCAGCATCAGATCAAGCACAAGTTGCTTGCAGCAAATTTAGCCCTAATTCAGATGATTTCAAACACGCAGTCGATATTCTGTGGCTCTGTATTGAAACATCAGCGATGATGTACAATTGTTTCTATAACAAAGAGACATTTCAGTACGAACAGTTCTGAAAACTAGGGGGCAGTTCTATTGAGAGTTTATCTTTTAGAGCTGTCCCCTTTTTAAAATAAATACAGAGTCAGGCATAATGGATTTAATTTGTTATAGCCTGACTCTTTTAATCCTGTCTAAACTTGACAGGCGGTTCATGGTATTTGCTGCGTAGCATCCATGAAATAAAACTGTTCGCAGCCTCTCCGTAACGTGTCTCAGGAGAGAAGGCTCGTAAGAGTTAAGACACAGAATTTTATCAATTAAATTCATGCAAATGAATATAATTGAAACACTGCACGAAGGTTTCATTGCCAAAGTGCAGTACAACACTTCAACCATGTCGCAAGACGACGCGGAGGTTGAGGCCTGTCGTCTATTCGGAGGAATTCCTACGTGGAATTCTAAAGAAGGGTTGATTGAACTCCAAGCAGATTCTTGGGGGGACATCAACGACGACAGCGGGGAAAACCCTTTCAGGTTTACCCCGTTCAACGTAACCGTTAAGTAGCCGGGATATAGCTGCTTTGTTGAGTTCTCGAAGTTAGGGTCTCTCAGCATTACGGACAAAAGACTCAGTATCCTTCCAAACTGCGGGCTACTGGTTAAAGTGCAGATTATTTAACCTCTTTAAACTTTAACAACGAATGTTAATAGTTAAAAAGGTTTACACCTATCGCCAATCTGTTGGTAGCTCAATGTCTGCTATGGTCATCTCCGGCTTTAAAGGAGAAATATTTGCCGCTGCACTCGCACAACTTGCGGGTATGCAGTTGGATAACCACATGGGATTTGTGGTTAGCCACTACGGCAAAGAGACTGCATTTCATTGGAGCAATTACGCTCTGACTGAATGCAGCAGACTTGTGGCAGGAGACTGCCATCCAGATGTCCCTGTTTTGGGATTACTCTGGGAAAAGTCACCCGTTACCGGTAAGTGATCGGGATATAATCACTTTGTTGGGTTTGCCAAGTCATTCTTCCCAGCATTACGGACAAAAATGAGTGATATCCTTCGAACCCGCACGTTACTGGTGAAAATGCGGATTACTTAACCTTTCAGGGAATGGTAGTATAAGAGATAGATAATAGAGCATGGGGTCAGCACGCTTACAAAATCCGCTGACCCCTTAATTAAACTCTATAAAGAATTCATCCGGCAAGGCATATTGTTACAGCTGTATTTGGTTAGGTTTTTGATGTTACGCTAAAGTCCTTGCCGGGATTTTTAAACCTCAATTAAAACTTAGGCTGCACTCGTCTCTTATTAGTTATTTTTATGTAGAAGAGTGCAGTTTTTTAACTCAGTAGCTCAGTAGGTAGAGCATCTCACTTTTAATGAGAGGGGCGCTGGTTCGAATCCAGCCGGAGTCACAAGGGTCCACAAAAATATCTCCCGTCTTAATTCTAGACAAAAGATTGGAGATAGGACCTGGATGGAATGGTGTAATTGGTAACACTGGGGACTGCCGCGGTCCCCAGTTCTGGGTTCGAATCCCAGCTCCATCACAATGACACGTTAAAGCAAGAGTTAATCGAGTAACACTTTTGTGGAGTGTCAGGGCCTGGTAGCTCAGAGGCGGAGCGCCGATCTGATAAATCGGAGGAGGCGGGTTCGATTCCCATCCAGGCCACTAATCAAAACCATTCATTATGAAAACTCGCTCAAAAATGCGGGCTGAGGGCATGACACGTGCCGAAGCCCGAGCTGTACGTCGCCTTTTCTGCGCTTCACAGCGCAAAAAAAGAAAGGCTGGCCACATTTAGCGAGTGCCCCGCCGTTTAGAAATAAATGGCGGGGCCACTTTTCCCTAGTTTAAAGAAGGATTTTCTTGTATGCTCCCCCTTCATTAGCGTCCTGCTGATGTTGGGGGACTTTTATAGACATCAAAACACTACATTATATGAGAAAGTTATTACATTTAACTATGATTGTGTGCTGTGTAGGCAATATATTTGTCTATAGAGAGCATGAAAATACCTTTGACTTGGGGGCATTATTATTCTCAATAGCCGCTTTAATTTATTTTCTTTGGCGACTATTTAGTAAAGAATAGCACCCATGAACACCGGGGCCGCCGCACTTACATCCCCCTATTGGCGGCCCCACCTTTTCTGTCATGTCAATTCGTTTTTATAGAGGGCGGCAAAAGTCCCATCCGACCGTTTCCAGGTTAGCCTATTCGACAGCCGCCCTCGTTTTATTTCTTCATTAAAACTGTCACATTATGGCAAAAGAACAAAAAATCGAAACATGCCCGAAATGCAACGGGCGGGGTCAGATAAAAATCAAAGATAAGGCCCGGCACATGGACATTTATGAAGAATGTCCGAAATGCAAGGGCACAGGAGAAGTAAAAATCAAACAATCATAAAAATTGCTTACAACATGAAAAAATTCATTCTTTTTCTCAAAAAATTCCTGTATGCTTTTTTCGGCAAGCAGGTTCTGTATGTCAAGGATGTGCAGAAGAACATTGATGCATTGGGGTTGAAACTTACTGTTACAGCCATTGATTACAACGAATACCGTGCAGGACGACACACACTTGAAGTGTGGGTCATGGAACCTGTACATGTTAAGATGCTCACACAGGAACAAAAGGATATACTTTGCAATACATTGATGGTTGATGCGATATTCTGGCATGATGATATTCCCGGTGCAGGATTCCAGTGGATTGCGTGGGTAATACCCATTATTGAAATGGCAAGAATAATCATTGAAGATCAGGTTCTTAAACCTTTTCTGA